GGCGGACGCCGCGCCGTGCTGCGACGGCGGCCGCACGATCCCGGTCGATTACATCTTGCGAGCCGAGGCCGAGTTGCAGGCGAGCCGCGCCGAGGGCTGGAAGCAGGTCGTCAAGGATGCCGAGCCGGCGAGGATGGCGCGGGCACGTCAGCTCGAGCAGCCGGACCTCCGCCCCGGGTCGGCCGAGTTCCTCCAGGTGCTCGATGAGCTGCGGGAGCTGCACCTGCGGAAAACACTCGACTACGGCGTTAACGAGGACGCGCTGTCAAACATCCGCACGAGCGCCGACTACGTGAACGTGCCGGCGTGGGCCGGCTGCGTGATCCGCATGGCCGACAAGATGCACCGGCTGCGGGCGTTTTTTCGCCGCGGCAAAGTGGAGTTCGACGGCATCGAGGACACGCTCCTGGATATCGCCGCCTACGCCGCGATCGCACTCGTCTTGCACCGCGAGACCGACCGCCCATAACCCCTGCCGACCGAGCTGACCGCTGCCGTACCGTGACGGCAGGAGGTGGCGGCCGTGATCGCGCACTACAGGCACCGCAGCGGCTCGCGTGAAGCGCTCGCGTCGCCCAGCGACGTCGTGTCGATCGCCGCTGCCTACACGCCGACCCAGCAGACGTGGGGCAAGCTCACGAGCAAGAAGCCCGCGCGGCTGTCGCCCGAGGACATCGCGCTGGCCGCGTTCCGGCTGGGCGTCAAACCGTCCGTCGCCCGCCAGGCCATCGAGATGGGGCTATTCGATGGCTGACACGCTTACGGCCAGCATTCGCACGGTGATGGTCTGGGACCGCACGGTCGAACAGGACATCGGAACGACCGTCAACGCGAAGACTGAGCAAAAAACGTACGCGATCACGGACGGCAGCGGGTCGCAGCAGGCCGACCTGGTCTACGCCGCCACCCGCACGATCGCCGCCAACACGCTCGAAGAGATCGACCTGCGAGCGATCACGCAGACGACGCTTGGCGTGGCGGTCGCGTTTGACTTCCGGCAGCTGCGGATGGTGCGGGTCGTCAACAACGAGACCGCAAGCGGCCGCAAGATCCGCGTCGGCTGCGACCCCGGCCGGCCGACCGTGGCCTATGCCGCCGAGATCGGCCCCGGGTCGGAGTGGTTCACGATCAACCACATCAACGCCTGGCCGGTCACGGCAGCCAACCAGCTCCTGTACATCGCCAACCCCAACGCCGCGACCGTCAGCTACTCGCTGTGGCTGATCGGCACCTCCGTGGCGCCCACCTGATGCCAGCCTCCCTCTCGATCACCGGCCAGGTGCGCGTGTCGGCCTCCTGGGTCGACGACCTGACCAACACCACCGTCACCGACTCCGCGTCGGTGCTGCGGTCGTTGTCGCTCACCAACGGCACCGGCGCCGGGCAGGTCAACGGCTATTGGCGTGACGTGCGGACGGTGGCCGGCAGCGCCACCGACACGATCAACACCACGGCGCTGCCGCTATCCGTGTTCGGCACGGCCGGCACGTTGAACCTGGCCACGCTCAAGTTGATCTACGTCCGCAACCAATCGACGACGGTCACGCTGACCTACGACGTCAACGGGGCGAACTACGGCCTACCGCCGGGCGCCGTGCTCCTGTGGACCGCCGGCACCGCTCCGACGAACAAGTGGTTTCACAGCGGCAACATCGTCATCGAGGGCGGCAGCGCGTCGGCGACGTACGAGATCGTCCTTGCAGGGGTGAAGGCATGATCACCGACGCACCGCTGGTGGCCGCAGCCGGCCACACGACGCTGATGGCGCAGGTCGCCGCGTTCCTCGAGGTCGCGAAGCGATCGGCCGCCGACGGCATCACGTGGGCGGAGTTTGGCGAGCTGCTTCTGGCGGTGCTGCGGCTGTCGATCACGACCCTAAACGCCGTGCAGGGCATGACCGGCGCCGAGAAGAAGGAGCTGGTGTTGTCGGCGGTGGCCGCGCTCTTCGACACGCTCGCGGACAAGGCCGTGCCGCTCGTCGTGTGGCCCGTGTGGATTCTCGCCCGCCCGGCGATTCGCTCGCTCGTGCTCGCGCTCGCAAGTGGTGCCGTCGAGATCGTGCTGCCCATGACGAGGACCGCCTGATGATGCCGATCCTGCTGGTGGCCGTCGCCGCCGTCGCGCTCGCGTGGCCGTGGATCCAGGCCCACTACCACGAATGGCGGTGGCCGCATCTCGACAGCCGGCACCTGGCGGCCGCCGCGCTCGTCGCGGCCGCTGCCTGGTCGTACGTCGCCAGCTCGCCGGCCACGCCATCACCGACGCCAACGCCGGACCCGTCCGCGTTCACGCTCCGCGGCAAGTTTGTCGGCCCGGACGCAGCCCGGGATGCCGCCATGGTGGCCGCCTTGTGCAACGAGCTGGCGGCCGAGATCGAGTGGGACGCCATGCAGCCCGACCCGCTGATCAAGACGGGCGTGGCGTTCGACGAGCTGCGGGTCCGTTCGCGCCTCCTGCTCTGCCGCGGCGAGTCGCTGGGTGCCAAGCATCCGCTGGCACGGCAGGCGATCGAGGACTATCTGAACACTGTGGCCGGCACGGCAGGAGGGCCGCTGACGCCCGAGCAGAAGGCCAAGTGGATCGCAGCCTACCGTGAGGTCGGCCGGGCCGCGGAGGCGGCCAGATGAGCGCCCCACGCCACCCTTGGCGGCTGGTGGCCGCCGCAGCCCTCGTGGTGTGGGTCTGCGCCGCGTTCTGGTTTGCCAGCCGCGAGCGGCTGCCGCAGGCCATGCCGCAGGGCTACGTGCCCGACCCGGCCGGCGTCGCACGGTTCCTCGAGGAGCTGCCCCAACCCTACTTCGCCCAGGCCGGCGCCGACGCCATGCGGCAGGCCAAGGAAGTCGACACGTTCCTGTACCGCCACATGGACCGAGCGCACCGCGCGAGGTACGGCACGCCGTTCGTCGTCGGCCGGCAGGGGATCGGCGACTGCATAGCCTGGGGCGCCCATCACGCAGTTTTTTGTGCAGAGTCGGTCGACTGGGCCACGGGCAAGGTGGCCGAGCCGCCCATGATCCCCTGCACCGAAGCTATCTACGGCGGCGCACGGGTCGAGGCTCGCGGCCGTGACGGGTCCGGCACGTCGCCCGTCGGCGGCTGGTCGGACGGCGCCACGGGCTGGGGTGCGGCGCGTTGGCTGCGTGACTGGGGCGTGATCTACCGAGAGCAAGTGCTGGGTCACGACCTGCGGGCGTACGACAAGGACCGCGCGAAGCAGTGGGGCGCGTACGGGTGCGGCGGCCAGGGCGACGACGGCAAACTCGACGCCCGCGCGAAGCGGCACCCGTGTCGGCACGTCGTGGCCGTCAAGACGTGGGACGAGCTGGTCGCCGCTGTCACCAGCGGCTACCCGGTGACCATCGCCAGCTCGGTCGGCTTCAACAGCGGCAACCGCGACGCCGACGGGTTCTGTGCCGCGGCCGGCACGTGGATGCACCAGATGTGCGTGGTGGGCGTGCGGTTCGGGCAACGCCCCGGCGCCCTGGTGATGAATTCGTGGGGCAACTACGTGGGCGGCGGAAAGTTCCCACCAGATCAACCCGACGGCACGTTTTGGGCGACGCGCGAGGCGATCCAGAAAATCCTCGCCCAGGGCGACAGCTACGCCATCGGGTCCGTCGACGGGTTCGGCTTCCGCGAGATCGACAACGGGGATTGGTTCCAGCCGGCACCGATTGAGGAGCAGCGATGACAGATCGACAGCGATACGCGGCCGTGGTCGTCGTGGCCCTGATGGTCGGGTGGTGGGCGGGTGCCGCCGGCAGCCGAGACCCCAAGCCGCTCGAGGACCGCCCGGTGCTGCGGTGGATCGCCCGCACCGCCAAAAGCCTCCTGTGGGTGGCCGTGTTCGTCGAAGAGCCGCCGCACGAGACGCACGCGGAAATCCGGTCGCACATCGGGAGCGACGGGTACGTACAGATCGACCACGGACGCGGGTGGTGACCATGTGGCGCTACATCGTCTACGTGCTGACCTGGCTGTCGGGCGACCCGGCCGACATCGGCCGCGAGTCGGCGCGAGCTGCGGCGTCGATCGCGGCGGCACGCGCGACGATGGTCACCGACACGACGCCGGACCCGCAGCCGGCCCCGGGCGGCTGCTGCAGCGACTGTGGCGGCGACGGCACGATCGTGCATGGTGACGGCCATCGGACGCCGTGCCCCTGCCCTGCCACGTGCAAGTGCAAGTCGCCCCGCGCGCCCATGCCCGAGGCGTCGCCCACGCTAGGTTCGCCGGCCAGGCCTTGATGCGGGAGGCGCCCGTGGGTGACGCCGCGAGCATGGACCTAACCTGGCTGCGCTCGGAGGTGCGGCACCGCATCGGCGGGCCGGCGCTGCAGCTGCCCGAAGAGGTGGCGGCGATCGTCGACGCCACGCTCGTCCACTGGCCCGAGCGTCACATGGCGGACCTGGCCAGACGCTCCGACACCGCCGGCCGCGAGGCGCTCGACGCCGTCGGTGTGATCGCGGCCAAGGTCCGCGAGGTGCTCGAGCTAAAGGCGGCGACCGAGGAGGCGGCGGAGGCGATCAACCTGATCGTGCTGGCCGTCGTGGTGGAGATCGCGAATTTCTGGTTCACCAGCGTCGAACACCGGATCGGGATCCGCCGGCTGGCGTTCCAGTTGCGGACGCGTGCCGCCTAAAACACCTGGCCGGCTGACAGGATGCGGGCGACGATCAGCAAAAGCTCGATCCAGACGGTGATGGACATGGTGGCCCTCCTTGGCCGGTGTGGTTGTCGGGTGACAACTAGGTCATCGGCGGTTGTCGCCTGACAACTGTAGGTTTTCTGCATCCGCTCGATGCACGAACAGCAGCCCGTCGATCACCACCGACCGCACGCGTCCGTCGAGCGCCAGCCGGCGCATGTACTGGCGGCTGCAGCCGGCCACCTGGGCGGCGTGCGTGCAGGTCAGCCAGTCGGTGGTCTCGATGCGCATGGCCGACCAACCTACCGTGCACCTACGCAGTCATGCGACGTTCTGTACCCCCCCTCCCCCACTTTGTCCATTTCCACAGCGGCGAGCGGATGAGGGCAGGCAAGACGACGCCCGAGGATGGCCGGCGCCAGGTAGGACAGTTCGGCGACACGGCTTCCCGGGGCGTGCCCCAAGTGGCTGGCACCGGCGCCGTGCTGCTGCAGTTCCACGTCGGTGGCCGAGGACCTCCGCAGCCACTTCCATGTGCCGGCCCGGATGCCGGCGTGCCGCACGAGCACCCGCACCTGCTGGGCGAACGTCTCGTGGCTGGCCGGCCACGGGCACACCAACGCCCGCGGACACGCGTCTAGCGAAGCGTGGAGGGCCTCTAGCGAAGTCTCCGACAAGCGGAACGTCACCGGCCGGCCGGTCTTGCTCTGCGTCCAGGAGGCCACGCCGTCCGGCCTGACGGCGGCAGCTGGGAGGGCGACCTGGTCGCCCCACCGCAGCCCGGAATCCCAGGCCACGCGCACCGCCAGGTCCCACCACTGCCACCGCGGCAATCCGCACCGGTGGCGGCGCTGCAGCCGCCGGCAGGCTTGCAGCAGCTGCTGGACCTCGTCATGCGTCCACGCCTCGACGACCGGGCGCGGCGACC